TAACCGCGTCGGCAAACAGCTGTTCTATTATCGCCACTATGCGGCTGGCGTCAAGCACTACCCACTGCCGAACTACCAGGGCGCACTGGCTTACATCGAGTGCGACGTTGAGATTGCGAAGTTCCATATCAACAACATCCGCAACCAGTTCTGGGGAGGGCAGATGATCAACTTCGCCGATGGCATCCCGACGGATGAGGAGAAGCAGGAGATTGAGCGGCAGATGCGCAACAAGTTCAGCGGAGCGAACAACGCAGGGCGCTTTGTGCTGACCTTCAGCACCGGAAAGGAAAACGCGCCGAGCATACAGTCGCTAACACCAAGCGACCTTGATAAGCAGTTTGACCTGCTGAATAAACAGATCCAAGAGGAGATTTTCGTAGCGCACAACGTCACCTCGCCGATGCTGTTCGGTATCAGAACCGAGGGGCAGCTTGGTGGCAGAAAGGAACTGTCGGAGGCGTACGAGCTGTTCAAGAACACCTACATCATGAACCGCGTTTTGATCGTCGAGCGCATGATCAACTACCTCACCTCATTCAACGGCTACGAGTGCCTCTATCTTCAGCCTTTCGATCCGATCACTGAGCAGCTTTCCGAGCAGGCGCTGATGCAGATTTTGACGCAGGACGAACTACGCGAGAAGGCAGGCTATGAGCCACTGGCAGAGGCGACACCCGACGCAGGCGAAGTGGCCGTAGAAGCGAGCGCAGGCGTCAACGAGGCTATCAAGACGCTTTCAGGGAGGCAGTACCAAAACCTTATGCGTATTGTGCGCCACTACTCACAAGGCAAGGTCACACTCGAACAGGCGCGCACGATGCTGACGGCTGGCTTCGGCCTCAACCCGGAACAGGTTGACCAGCTACTGGGCGTGAAAGAGCAGGCGTTCACGGATGAAGCTGATGAGTTGGAGTTCTTGGCGCAAGTCGGTCAGCAGTTCGGTGAGGCGCGTGAAAGCTTTGAGGTGCTGCAAGAGCGCGAATTGGACTTCAACGAATACGGCGAGGCGGAGTTCTTCATGCAGTTTGCCGTTTCCGACCAAGATAAGGCGCTGGACGACAAAATCGTAAAATATAGGCGCAAACGCGAGGATGCGACAGTTGAAGAGATGGCCAAGGAGTTCGGGGTGAGTAAGGCGCGCATCCGCAAGCGCATCCAGTACCTCCTGCAAGTCAACAAGTATCCGTTGAAGCGCGGCATAGGTCAAGCGACCAAAGAGGAGAAAGTGCCTGAACCTATCGTCGAAGTGCGCTATCGCTACGACTGGAGGCCTGAATATCGTGGGTTGAGCAAGGCTGACGGCTATGATAAGAGCCGCAAGTTCTGCCAGGTAATGATGGACTTGAGCAGCGCACGCCTATACACACGCGACGACATCAACCAGCTGACGGCGTTGATGGGTTACAGCGTATGGGAGCGCAGAGGCGGATGGCTGACGCTGGAAGATGGCAGGCACAGGCCAGGCTGCAGGCACATGTGGGTGCAACAGTTGGTAATCAAAAAAGGTACACAAGTTGAAAGAATCGTCGAATGAGCAAGGCACTATTCATAAGCGAGAACACGCTACTCGAAAACAGCGTAATAACCGAGAACATCAGCTACACGCAGATACGTCCCACCATCGTCAAGGTGCAAGAGATGCACATCCAGCCAGCGGTGGGATCGGCGCTTTACGCGGAACTCGTGACGCAGGTCATTGCCGGAACTTTGTCGGCGAACAACACCACGCTGATGCAGACCTACATTCAGCCAGCGATCATTCAGTGGATGTACTTTGAACTTCCGATGGTGCTGGCGTTTAAGTTTATGAACAAGGGCATGGATCGTAGGAGCAGCACGGAGTCGTCACCAATGAGCGAACGTGAGATGACGCGCTTGATGGACAAAAGCCGCGACGATGCGGAGTGGTACACCGAGCGCATCACGCGTTATTTGCAGGAGAACCACACGCTATTCCCGCTGTTCGACAATCCGCCTGTCGCCATTGACACGATCTACCCTGCCAACAGCGCCTATCAGACTGGCATGGTGCTGGGTCGCAGGGGCAGGTATCGCGATCCGCTTGACTACCCGGAAAACAGACGCAATTACTTTTGATGGCGCATAGCAAAAACATAAACAAACTAAAGCAATTTTATGAGCAGTTGGGTGACAATCAAAAACGACCTGATAGCTTTCGCGGAGTCGCACCTGCAGCTGAACGCGGTGGGTTTCGGCGATCCGCTGGCGATAGGCACGGACAACACGATAAACCTACGGACAGTTGACAGGGATAGGGTTATCTACCCGCTCTTGTTCGTCGATGCGCAGAGCGCGTCAATGCCTATGGGTGCGACTAACCTAACCGTCAGCGTGCTTGTGATGGACAGGGTGGCAGACCTTCGCGGCGTGGATGCGACGATCAGTGGCAGCGTCGTCTACCGGTGGACTGACAACGAGGATGAGGTGTTAAGCGACACCCTGCGTATCATGCAGGACTTCGTCGCGGAGTTCACCGATGACCCTGACCGCGATTACACGATCACCGGCGCGGTGAGTGCTACGCGCTTCGTGGAGGCACGCGATGACAAGGTCGCAGGGTGGCAGGCTACGGTCGTGTTTGAGTTGCCATTCAGCCGCAACGTCTGCCAAATACCGACGCGTTAAAAACACGATTACAGAATTGCATAGAATCAGGCAAAACGATATTTACAACTAAAGAAAAATACAATGAATTTAGGACAACAAATGGATGCGCTGCTTGGGCGCGGAATGGCAGCCGAAGTGCTGGCAGTTGGCGCAGGCGCGGTTTCATCGGTGACAGGTCGCACCTATGACGTGTTGGTCGTCAATCAGGAGGCGAAGTTTACGACGCTCACGGATAGCAACGGAACGAATATGATGACTGCGGTGAGTGGTGGTGGCATCGGCTTATTTCCTTCTGGTCAGGCGTTCAGTCCGGGTATGATCATAGCCGCCAACAACGGACGTAGGATCGCCGCCGTGACGCTGAACGCAGGCAGTGTGATCGGATATTCGATGCAGGGCGTAACCATCGTAAGCGCGGTCTGATGGCTTTAGGCATTGGCTACGGCTTGCCGTTTGTCGCGCAACACGGCACGAATCCTTACAAGACGCAGTGGGCAGCAGCGCTTGAAGGCGCGAAGGGCGCAGGTGCTACTGTTGAAGATGAAAACGCTGGGACAGGCAGCTGCTTGGTGGCACGCGGTCAAGAGGCTTACACTGACGGACTGCCTGCAACGCCATCGCTGCTGATCGTTCCGCAATTCTACAAGGCTGGCAACCTATACCAAGACGTGCCTCCGTTTGTCGCGGAGGATAGCACGATGCGGTTCACAGTAAGCCGCAACACGACGGCAACGCGTGTCAATAGCAGCGGATTGATTGAAAGCGTCGCATCGGGAGTGCCTCGTATTGACTGGCTTGGGCAATCGTGCCCTGGGTTGTTGGTGGAGGCGAGTGCGACAAACTTTGCTCGTTGGGTTAATCAGATGACGGCACAAGATACACCTACGGCATCAGGTGGAATGACTATTACAACAGGAAGTACCGACTTTCTTGCTCCTGATGGAACGAGTGGCAGTATAACCAAGTATGTAGGCGGTGCAGCGAGCGGAACCACTCAATATGCATATTATACAGGGGGAGGCATTGTCGCAACCGCTTCAGGCGCTCATACTTTTAGTTTATTTGTAAAACGCGGGGCAACAAACCCCTTAAATTTTTGTGCTTTGCAGTTTGAGGCTTATGCTGGAGCAAGTGGAACAACAACCTCATATTTCAACCTCGCAAGTGGAACGGCTTTGACGGCAGGCGCAAGCATTGTAGATTACGGCAATGGATGGTATAGGCTTATTTCAGCTCCTCTCACACTGGCGGCAGGCGACTTGAATGGGCAACTTATATTTTGGATGGCCGAAGGCAACAACGATTTAAGTTGGCCTGCATCAGGCGCACTTAATCTCACCGCCTACACTTGGGGCGCACAGCTCGAAACAGGCAGCATCGCGACCACATACATCCCCACGACCACAGGGACAGCAAGCCGCAACGCAGACCAAATCACCGCATCGGGTGCGCTCGTCAGCGGGTTGATTGGGGCAACTGAAGGAACGATTTATGCGGAGGTGGATATAAGAAATTTAGGGGTTGTAAGGTCGTTTATCAATGTGCAAGATTCGTCCTATGCAGGCAATGCAGTTAGAATTGAATGTAACGCATCTAATCAATTTCGCATTCAAATAAGGGCAGCAACCGTAAGTGCTTTAGACCAAACAATAACAAGTCCCACATTTACCACAGGGATTAACAAAGTTGCAATGGCTTACAATAATGCCGCAAGTGGAGTTGTATTTGCGTTCAATGGTTCAATAATTTACACAAGTGCAAGTGCAGTAACAATGCCTTCAGGTATGGATAGAGTTCATCTTGGAACTCGATTTTTGGGGACTTATGACTTATTTTTCAACGACCGCATCCGCGCCGCCGCACTCTACACCACTCGCTTAGACAACGCCACGCTCGAACAACTCACGAAACTATAATGGCAACCTTCCGCAAGTACGCATTCACCTCCGAAGCAGCCTACAACGCACTGCCAACGCCTGACGGCAACGCTGTGCCGCTCGGTGACATAGACGGCTATTGGTGCATCGACATCTTGTGGGCAGACCAACCCGACATTGCATACAAGCCGTATGAAGTTTGGCCTGAACCTATTGGCGCACATACCTTCCTCGGCTGGGACGAACAGTACACAATCGACTACAACGCAAACAAATGATAGACTTCTTGAAATCCATCGGCATCAACATCGGATTGACCATCGCAGGCTTCGCAGGTGCGCTCCTGCTTGCGCCTCGTATGAAGAACTGGAAGCTGCAACTGGTGGCGGTGCTATCAGGCACGCTATCGGCAACCTACATTGCGCCTGTGATCATCGGCATCCTCAATATACAAGCGCCAAACATCGAGTACGGCCTTGCGTTTATCGTTGGCTTTTCAGGCGTTAAAATCACAGAGGTGCTGGAAGTGCGAATCTTGAAGCTACTCAAGACACCAACCAAACCATAGCCATGAAAATAACCCGACACGCAGCGAATGTTCACACCTTCGACTGCGAGGGGAAGGAGGCGGAGTTTCTGCTCATCAGCGACCTGCATTGGGACAACCCGAAGTGTGATCGCGACCTGCTAAAGAGCCACCTCGACGAAGCCGTGCGCAGAGGCGCAAAGATCATCATGAACGGCGACAC